TTACTCATAAAACTGTCAAATAGATATGGATTCGTTTTATTTAAAACTACAACCTTGACATATGTATCTCTGTATTGACTTAAATCTCTGTTTGCAATGGTCATAATGTCATCGGCTTTATCATCATAAATGATTTTGTAGAACATCTTATATGGGTTTTCTACAAACGTCAATTCGAGAGTATCAGTATCGAATATATGAAATCCTCTTGGATCGTTATAATCCATCCAAGTCATTTCATATTGATTGCCGAGATATGTAATATTACCGTGGGTTGATTTGTGATGAAAATGTCCCGATAGAACAACATCGAATTTATCGAACACTTTTCGATCCAATCCTTCATGACAGATATTTCCTCGATCCATTTCAAATCCAGCAATTTCTAGGTGACCCATTAGAATTTGAGATGAAGTGTTTTCAATCAAAGCCATCGTTTCATCAACATTATCATCACATATCCAAGGCACAAATAGAATAGGAACCGAATCGAATTCAACAACCTTAGCACCAACATATATGTGAGGCTCATGCACTCCGTCGTAGGATTTGCATAGGTTGTCTATCGCGTTAACTCTATTGGTTCCTTTGTAATAGGTGTCATGATTACCTATTAGGATGTGTGTGTCTATGTTGTCTTTCCATAATCTTCGCATGAATCGATTTTGAAAATCATTTGCTACGTAGTGATTGATAAATCGGCGACGATCAACAACATCACCTAGATGAACTAGAGTCTTGATGTTATGTTCTTCAAGGTAAGGAAAGAACACATTCTCCCAAAATTTATAAAAATATTCATTGAAGATGGCACTGTCACCTCTTGCTCCGAAATGAGTGTCCGATACAATCGCAAATTTCATAGTTACTCCATATAAATTTCGATTCCTTCCGCTTCGCTCGGTTTAACAGAATCTTTCTTTTTTCTTTTTGATTCTTCCCAAGTGTGAATGAATTCGGAAATATTTTCGTATAGTTCGACTTGTTTTCCTGTATTCTCGCTGTCGGAAGATTCTAACTCGCCGAATATTCCCATTTGCTGCGTGGATTTGTATTTCACATAGGTTTGCTTCTTCTCTTTTTCTATGCGCCTTAGAAAAGCATAGTATATGATTTGAGTGAAATATGCAAATGGATTTTGGCTCTTTTCCGGATTAAAATTGTGAAAGTACATCAGACAGTTTTCTATACCATCTCCAATCATCTCTTCTCGGTATGTGTAGTTCAGGAAATTGGGTTTGTGTGACAAACCTTCAGCAATTTTGATCCAACATTGTCCTATGTAATCCGGAATAGGTGGAGCCTCTTTTCCCGTTTCCTTTGCTTCTGAGCATTGCTTTTTATAAAGGATCAACGCATTCAGAAAATCGTTATTGTTGATATAATGCTTCTTTATTCGTTCAGTCATCAAGTTTACCTAAAATAGTGTTGACATTGCTATTGACAAGGCGTATTATTCGCTATGTCCCCCTCCCGTCCCCCGGAAAGCAATGTTAATGTAGCCTGTTTGAATTATTCGCTATAGCTGCTAACATTGAATCTACCTGTGCTTTTATCTCATCAGAACTAGCTAAGTCAGTTTCTGATAAGTCCTTAGTGAGTAGATTAATATAATATTCATAAAACATTTCAGATGGATCATTCATGGTTAATACATCTTCGACATGAATCAAAGCAACATCTTCATTCACCAATTGTTTAGGTAACCAAGGCTGCATCATAATATATTGTTGACCACGTACAGTTTCAACAGCAAATAGCATACTGTCCTTTAATAAAAGGGTATCATCTTCATTAAAAACAACTTTAGCTATTACATCAACACCATGTTTAAACTTGACAATTTTAACGTGTTCTAGAGATTCTATCATTATTTTAGTCCTATCTTATAAAGTTTATAATTAAATTTCTCTTCGTTATATACTGAAACTCTTTCCATAAAATGTTTAAGAGTATAGTTACTAGATTTACCTGTTCTCAAATCATCTGCAATATCATATAGTGTCGCAGTATCTTTTCCTGAACTAGTTCTTAACACGCGTCCTATTGATTGAAGATTGCGAATTCTAGACTTTGAAGGTGAAGCAAAAATAACATTGTGTAGATTACGAATATTAATACCTGTAGAAAACGTTCCATAAGAAGCTATTATGATCGCGTCTTCTTCTTTTTCTACCACACTTCGAATCATCTCTCTTTCTTCGACGGGAGTATCACCGCACACAAAGAATACTTTTCTATCGCCAATATTAGAGGAATTCTTGATTAGATCATACAGTATTTTACCGTGTTTGTCAACATATTGATATAGCACTAGAGTATTCGTTTTCATACTCAATGCTAAGTTTTTAATAAACTTATTTCTTGCAACGTTCGATACTAGAAAGTCTATTTCAGACTGATAATCTGTATTTTTAAGTTGAGTGCATATATCTTTAGGATAGTTCAATACAAGACATTTGATTGCAAGTTTAGCTAATTGATTTTTGTCAATTAATTCTTTGGTGCTTATAACCTTATGAGCAGCACCAAACAGACCTTCTAATACTAGTTTATGAGTTTTAGTGCCATCTAAAGTTCCTGTCAATCCAATACGGTATTTTGCATTAACTAAGTTAGTCATTATCTTAGTCAATGATTGTGCTTGAAATTTATGTGCTTCGTCACCAATAACAAAATCATATCCTTCAAAATACTCTTTCGGTAATTTATATACCGATTGCCAAGTGGTAATAATCAATTGTTTATTGGATGATTTATCTTTTCCTACATATACTCTATGCACATTGTCTTCTACACTCCAACCATTTTCGGTTGAATAATCTGCGAAATCTGAATAGAGTTGCTCTACTAGTGATGTGGTAGGAACTATTATAATTCCTTTATTACATTTATACTCAAGTAATTGTCGTATAATTAAGTATATGATTAATGATTTTCCTGATGCAGTAGGAGATAATATCAAAGCGCGCCTATGCCTCATTGCATGAATAAATGCATTTGATTGGTGAGAATGCACTTTAATCGATTCATTTCTTGATTGAAGCTTTAATTGACTATAGAATTTATTTGCAATAACTTCTGAAAATTCGTCTGCAACGAAATCATTTTCATTGACATATCCAATAACATAATCACGTTCTTCACAGAAAATTTTTAGATATTCAATCAAGCCATAATATAATGTGTTATCATTCAACGAATACAGTCTAATCTTTCCATCCCAAACTCTAGACCTAAATGCTGGAGTAAACTGGGCTCCTGGAACCATAAAAGTAAAATACTCAGAAAGCTCATATGAAATGTCTTTATCACATTTCAATTGAATGTATGCTTCATTTATTTTTTTTATTAGTATTTCACTCATTTATTGTCCACTGACGAATTTCTCCCAAGAAATAATATCTCTGAGTTGAAATGTTCTGCTTTTTAATTCCTGTAAAATAGATTCACAGACAGAAACTACTTCTTCATGATATGATTTTCTTTCGAGTATTTTGATTAAATCCTTATCTGAATCCAGATAGGTTTCTATTTCGGCTTTTAATAGCTTTTTTCTCCAAATCTCCCAACCGTATTCATCATATTGTTCTTTTGTGAATTCACCGTTGAAATATTCGATCTTAGTTCTGCGCAATCTTTGATAATCAAATTTTGCTTTCTTGACCGCAATTCTATGCGCTACAAGTATATTTAAATATTTACTGTGTAGTAGAGGAACTTTTATTAATTCTTTTGAAGGTTCTAGAATGTCTACGACCGAGTCTTTGCCCCAAAAACCTAACACTTCATCAAGTTTTTCCATAATTCACCTAAAATAACAAGTATATCATTAATATATGATAAAGTCAACTATTAGGTAGGTCTAATAATATCAAACCAAGAATATCGTAAGGTTAGACTTGATGTGATGATCGTATCCGCATTTTCAGTTGTGCTGAAATTAATTGATGATAGATCAGTTGGAAAACATTCGACAAATTTAAATTTCAGTTTTGGATTGTTGAGTGCGGTATGAATCGATAACTCAGCATCTGAGAATTGAGGAAATGGAGATTGGGCACTCACTCGGGATAATGCATTCAAGTTCTTATATTCGTTAAATGTTGTAGGCTTACCCATGCCTCGCATCCAATCGTGAATTTCTTGCCATGTTCTAAGTTCTTCATCAACCAGAAAATCTAAGGTCAATGGAGAATATGTTAAGTTATTTCCAGGTGAGTGTAAGTCCGCAAATGGAGTCGGTCTAGCTATTTCTCCTAATGATATGCCTGGAATTTCAACCGATTGACAGAAGAATGTAGTATTAGGAAGACGAGCAAAAATCAACTCAAACTTTGTCGGCTGCAAATAATTTGTATTTTGAGGACTTCTTGTAATTGCAGTCATGGATATAACCCTATGTCAGTTATGGTGTTATTTAGTAATAAAAAAAGAGGGGCTAGAGCCCCTCTTTAAAATACCAATCTTAACGTTGGTTTTTTTATTGAAGATTACATCAGGTTTGTTACTTTGAAGATACGGTAGTAAACGTTAGCACGAGCATTTAGAACACCTGCGCCATTGTTTAGACCTTCAGCAAATGGGTTCGCAACCATGCCGTAGCGTGTTTTGAAACCAATCTTTGGCTGGAATGTGTCTTGATCAACTGCACGTACCATTTGTAGAGGAACGTATGGGCAGTAGAATAGACCAGCATCATAAGGTGAAGAACCTTTATAACCGATTGTAACAAGTTCTTGATTGGCTGTATAACCACCGAAGTATGGATCGATGTATACTTTGATACGACCATGAAGCATACCAGCAAAAGTATTGCCTGTGTCATCAACTTGTAGATCGGCTTGTAGTGCAGGTGTATAATCAAGAACACCAGCCATGGCTAGAGCGGAAGCAACGTCTGAAGAAACGATTAGAACGTTACCTTTTCCACGACGAGTTTGCTTTGCAATAACGTTAGCATCACGCTCGATTTGGAAAATAAGACCTTTGAAACGCTCAACTGACCAACGACCATTTGAGTCTGTGTCAAGGTCAAACGCACCGGCTGTAACTGTACCGTACTGAGCACCTGGTTTTGCAACAGTGTAGATAGTACGAATAACTTCGCGGTTGATCTCAGCTAGAATCTCTGTCGAAAGAATATTTGACAGTTCTGTTTCTGCATCAAGACCATGGATTGCTTTTAAGTCTTGTGCAAGTTCTAGAGAGTATTCAGCTTTTAGCGCACGGCTGTTTGCTGTAACAGTAACCTTATCGATTGTGAAAGCCATCTGATTGAATGCACCACCAGACGAACTACCGAGCAATTCAGCATCAGCAGTTGCAAAACCACGACCTGTTGTAAACAATTGTGAGTTAGCAGTATTGCTTACTGGATTGTTTGATGTATCAGTTGTGGTATTGCCTGAAGTGATACCACCAAAAATGGTATTAGCTTCATTGAAGAATGCTTCGTTCGCATTTGATGGATTACCTGACTGGGCGTTATAACGAGCGCGCATTGCGAAAATAAGACCAGTAGGACCTGTCATTGGCTGAACACCAGCAACATCATATGCAATCAGATTAGGAAGCGCACGACGAACTAGTGAAATAAGAACTGGATCGAAGTTTGAAACACCGCCGGCAACGTTAGTTGGAACTACGTTTTCGTTCAGTTGTTGACGATCTGATTCCATTGCACGTTGTTGATTCTCTAGAACGAGTGCAGTAACCGCTTTCTTGTATGGATCGGTAATTCCAGGAAGACCTTCGTGGTCTAGAACTGGACCCCATTTTTGTTGTAGTTCTTCTGTTAAAAACATTTTTGTTTCCTTTATAAGGTTAGTTTATTATTTATCGTTGAACTGATTTTGAGATTGCCTTTGCGTATGCATCAATAGATGGATCATGCGACACGGCAGAAGGCTTCTTACCTACTTCTTCAATAAGAATTTCATCCAATGCGGACGATTCGGCTGATTTTAAGACTGAAGGAAAATATGATTCCTTCATAACGATGAGTTTGTCAACAAACTCTTCTTCGCTAGAAAACTCCACACCCTCTGCGAGTTCTTTGAGTTTTTCAGCTTGAGTCAGCAATAGCCCTTCACATACTGAGTGAACAGCTTCGACCTTCTTATGTTCTACTAATTCTTTACGTAGTTGAACGCCACGTTGAATTTCTTCGTTTAGTTTGTCTTCTAAGCTTTCAACTTGCTCGGCAAGTTCGCCAACTAAATCGACTTTTTCGGTAGGAATGTCAATATAATGTTCTGCAAATAGATCACGCAGACCACCAATAAAGTCTTCAACAATCTCGGATCTTAGACCTTTTTCAATTGCCAATTCATTTTCTTTCATCCACTCTTCGACCATATAATTTAAATAGTCATCAATTTTATCGGCAAAGTCTTCTTTAATTTCTTCTAGAGCGGATTCAAATTGCTCTGTCAGTTTAACTTCAACTTCTTCAGCGATTTGTTTAGCGTGAGCTAATACAGATGCTTCATAAATTGTAGAAGCTTTTGATTTGAAGTCTTCGGTCAATTCTTCACCTTCGAACATCGCATCAATGTCTTCTTTCATTTTCATCTTCATTTTTTCTTTCTTCTCATGAGCCATTGACTCATCATCTTTCTTTCCGGCTTCTGAAATCACTTCATCGTCTGATTCAGTTTCTTCAGGAACGTAAGGGGCAACGGCTCCTTTGTTAGGCTGCTGAGTCGCTCCTGGTGCGGAATATTTTTTGCGATCACGAATATCATCATCTGATGTTTGATCTAGTTTTGGAGGATGAACTAAATCTGAACGGCCTTGTGAATCTTGTGGACCAGTAGACTTTGTTGCACCAACACCGTCCGATTGCTGACCAACTGGAGGAGTAGCTCCGGGTGCTGTAGCACTAGGAACTCCTTTTGTGTATGCAGGAAGAGGAGAGGTAGTTTTTTGGGGTGTGTGCCCAATATCTTCCATTCCTTGTTCATCGGCTGCAACTTTCTTACCGCCACCAAATACTTGATCGCCGGTGCGCTTGTATGCAGTTCCGGCTAAAATGTCAGCGGCCGCTTCACTGATATTGAATTTCTTAACCATTTAGAATCTCCTAGGTTTATATATTGGATATTTATAAATTAAAGTTTCCTGATAAAATCTTTAAAGATTTTAAGTTTAATGTCTTCGCGAAGACGCTTAGGTGCATGTTTGAAAGTTTGAATAGCAGCCTCTTGATCGGCTTCTGTCCAAACTCCGTTAATTAGCATCCATTCTTTTCCTTCCATAATGCCCTCAACAAATGCTCCTGGAGCGGAAGGGTCTGCTACAATGTCTGCCGCTGTGGCTAGACGGAAATCGTCTTGTACTACACTGACTCCGTTAACGGATTTCAAAGAACCCATTCCTCGGGACGATACACCTAATTGACCTCCACCTTCGATGAGGCCTTTTGCGATATTACCCATTGGAGTATCTAGAATTTTTGCTTTTCCTATCCAATTAGTACCTTCTTGTCTTAAATCAACAATCATATGCGAGACTCTATGTAAATTTAAAGCAGGTGTATCTGGATGTCCTAACTCACCGTATGCTCTATTTTTACTTACAACTTCTTCCATATACCGGTTAACTTCTTTTTGCATAGTTCCGGATTTGTACATTCTTCCGTTTTTATTGACTTTTTCAGCCACCAAAAAAGGACCTTGAATGAAGAGTGATTTTTTTCCATCAACCTCTTCGACAAGATAGTCTACTTCTTCTACGACTTCTTTTATAAGTTTCAAGATAATAGTCTCCTATAGACCTAAAGATTTTCTTTTTCTGAGGGACATTTTTCTTTTTCTTAGTGACTGTCTCAGCTTGGATCTTCTTTTAATTTTTGCTCTTCTAGCAGCCACTTTTCTATTTCTTCTCTCTTGAGATGACATTCTAACCATTCGACCTCCTCGAATGGTATACCCTTTAATGGCTGAAACTTTTTTTCTACGCTGTACTTTTCCTCCGCGAACTCTTGCGCGAATTAACTTCATTCTTCCTAATTTTTGTACATTTGCTTCATCAATAGTGTCTTTATAATTTTGAATATGTTCGGCTACTAGATACTTTTTATGCTCAATCAATCTATCACTGACGACTTCTTCCATTTGGCTTTTAAATTCTTCTTTAGCCAAATGGAAGTTTTCATTTAAAATTAAATCGAGTAGCTTTCTCATTAAATTATGGTGTAACTCCAAATGAACCGTAATTGAATGCAGCTGGATCCGACAAGTGTCCGCGCTGATACTGAGTATTATCTTTTCTGAATTCGATTATAATGGTATATGCTGTTCCAGCAACCGCACCTGAAGTAGTGATTCCAACATCACCTGTTCTGTCAACCCCTGCATTATTTGGAATCGTTGCCCAGTTAGCGGAGTCTGACCAAGTAGATGAGCCTGTTATATAGAACACGTTTGCTGAGTTTGCCGCACTAGTCGCTGACCATGATACTGTAATCACACCAGGAGTTGTTCCTGATTGCTTATTACCAACATTGGTATCATACCATATTCTAGAAAAA